CTTACACTTTTTTGATTCCTTTTCATTTCTTACCTTTCTTTTCTTTCTTTTAAAATAATTCTCAACTTAAGGCAGCTTCGGCAGCTAACAAGCAGCCTCTAGCTACGGAATACAATGGATCGCTAGGCTTTACAACACTGCCAATTTTAATTGGTAATGTGGCTTGCATTAAAGTTTCTTTAAAAAGTTCTGCAAATCCATTTGGAGAAGACGTTCCACCAGCAATAACAACATCAATTTCAGAATCAGTTCGTACAGTTTTAGTAACATCTGTAAAACCTTTTTTAATTCCGTTTACCGTATGTTCAATCATAAGTCTGTACTGTGTATGAATAGCTCTTTCAACTAAATTTGCAGGCGGCTTTGTAAGATCCACTTTAGTTTTTTCTTTATTTATGAAAGAAATTGTTTCGCCAGTTGCTTTTGCAGCTTGCTTGTCAATCCAGTCACCAGAATTTACTATGGCAAATGCAAACACAGGGTTACCATACATGGCAAAACAAACGTTTACCATTCCCGCTCCAAAAGATATTCCAATTCCCGTATAGGCTTTGCTTCCAAGTTCAGCATAAACTAAAGCCAATGCTTCATTGATAGGATGCGCATCAACTTTTAATCCAGTTTCGCTCTTATAGGCTTTAAAAATAGCATCAAGAATTCTTTGATGATAATCAGCGTCGGTTTCTTCATTGATTGCGTTGGCTGGAACGCAATAGTAAAGAACATCGCCATCTTTTTTCAATCCGTTTATCAAAGAGTGAATCATAATGGACATAATCTGAAATGCTTCTTTTTCTTTTGGATTTACGCATCCATGAATCATTGGTCTTTTTAATTCAATTTGACTGAATGTATAAGTCATTTCACATGCTTTTTCACCTAAAGCATATGCAACTTTGTTTAATTCAATCAAAGGAACTTTTGCGGCTTTCATCATATTGAAGACCATTCTGCTTTCTAATGGTATTTCCATAAAAGCATTAACTTCTCTTTTATAAACAAAATTTCCTTCACCATCTCTATTACAACACACTAAATTAAAGGTACCACAATCAAATCCTAAAGCCATAGTACTTTCTCCTTTTTTTCATTCTTGTTTTCCAAATTCAATTTTCTGGGAAAAACCAAAATCTGGTATTGCCCATTCAACTTTGTCTTCTTCAAACTTTGTTTTCTTTTCTTTTTCGCGTGATTCTTCCACGAATGATTGTGCATTTATTTTGATATTATCGGTGTTTAAGTTGATGTTTAGTTCTAAGGTTATAGAAACTTGAACTTCACCTTCTTTGGTTAATATTTTTACCGCACTTGGTTTTATAATTTGTGCCAAAACACCATCTCCAGTAAACACAATACAACATTACATTAGTTATCCTACCAATATTAAAAATAAAAGATATTAAAACAAAGGCCATTTTTCAAACATCGTTTTTATGCCATTTTTTAATTCTTTTTTAGATATTTCAGTTAAACATGGCTTTGTTTGGTTATTACCTTTTGTGCATTTTGAAAAATCATAACAAGGTCCACATGACCAGTCGCCATTATCTCTATGCTTTTGAATTAAAACAAAGTCAAAGTGCTGTCCATAAACTTTTCCATTTGCAAATGTAAAAATTCCAACTAAAGGCTTTTTTAGACCTCCAGCTAGATGAAATGTCGCCGTATCAACAGATATGACATAATCTGCACAAGCTACTATGCCCATCCACTCTCTTAAATTATTAGTATAAATACCAGGAATGTATACAGAATTTAAAACCTTAAGCTCTTTGTTGTGCAATCCTATAAGATTATAATCTTTTGTTTCTTCTGCGATTATGTCAATTTGAATTGCAGTTAAAGACTTAAAACTATTTGCGGATACTGGAGATAAAATTATATTTGGCTTATCGTTTTTATAAACATTTTTAATCTTTTTTTTACAATATTCTAAAACATTCGAATTAAACCTTAAACACATTTCATGAGATTTTAATTTTACGCCACAATAGCTTGCCCATAAATCAGATCTGTGCTCTGTATATGTTTGGGCTTTATTTGTTTCGTAAAGATTTACAATTGGCACATCTACTTGATATTCAATGTTATATTGTTCTTCATCTATTTTATGATTATAAACTATTTTGTCGATATAAGGATGATCAATTATTGCATCTTTAAAATTTTCTGAACAAGATACGATAAATTCCGAGTCTGGAATTAAAGACTTTAAATCTTTAAACATCATTCTAAGCATCAACAAATCACCAAGACCACCATTGTGTCTAAATAGAATCTTGTTTCTAATTTGATAATATTCTTTTAATGATAAATTTTCTTTGATTTTTTTTGTTTTTTTCTTTAAAAGTTTTACCATTTAATATTATAGTAAAAAAAGCCTCAGTAACCTTTTAGGCTATTGAGGCTTTTTTTGATTTTTTAATTTTTTAGCTTTGACAAACGCTTTTTACAGATGCCAAAATTTGAACAGCGGTTGTAGATCCACCAGAAACAGTATTTGCAAATTCAAGCTTGCTAATTGTTAAGTCTCCATAATTGAAAACTTGCGTTTCGCCAGAACCAAGATCAAATATTGCACCAGCTATTCCATTGATCTTACATTTTACTGGTGTGTTCCCTTGATTTGCAATTTGAACAAATATTGCATAGCCATTTGTGTCGCCTAAAATATCAACTGAATTATCGGAATATGTAGATCCATTCTCTACTGATAAGTCATAAACTTTTGGATATGTATTTTCTTCTGAAAAATCACTGTAATATGATCCGTCATCTGTTAAAACTTGAATGAAAGCTTGCTCAAGTGGTAATTGAGGAAATGCAAATCGCTTCCAGTAATTACAATCGTTAAATTGATCGCCATCTTTTAATTTACGAATTTGACGATTAGGACCAGCAACAAACATTGTTCTTTGAATTGAAGGCACTATTTCTTCGTTAGTGCTTATAGGATTTAAGTCTAAAGTTCCTTGAAGAGAATTGTTCAAAACTACTTTAAATAAGCTCATGGTTCTCCAAATGTTTTAATTGACGCCTTATTACTCTATTTATACAAATTATATTTATAAATAATAAATATTACACTCAGGAAACATTTTTTTGAATAGATTTTCACCAAAACCAGTTACAATCAAATTCGTGCTTATGCCACTTTCTGCTGCCAAATAAAGATTCTCATTTTCAACCCCTACAACTAATCCTGCATCAGAAAATTCTACATTTAAAAAAACATCAAATCCTTCGCTTTGTAAATTTTCATACAATTTTTTTATTTGATCTCCTGATAAAGATTTAACTGGTTCTAATCCGTTTGAAAGAATGACGCATTTTTTATTTGATGGATTAGTTTTTGTTTTTATTGGTAAAATTTCTATATCAGATTCTTGCATGAAATTTTCAATAGGGTGAGTGTTGTTTTCATTTTTTATGGTTCTGATATAACCAAATAAATTTCTATTTTTATCTAATTCTTCAAATTGAATAATTCTCTGTTCGCCTTTAAGTAAATACATATAATTGTTTTTACAAGACAAGTAAACTTTAATTCCTGGAAATGTTTTTTCCATTGCAGGTCTTAAAATTTTTAGTTGTATAATATATTCTCTATTATCTCCATAATAGGCTATACAGTAATTATCTTTTATTTCTGCATATTGCGGCAAAGGAACTGGCATGAAAAAATCTCAAGAAGAAATAATTGTCGGACTAGATGCTTTACGGGAATTTGCACGACAATTCCCTAACGATGTTTACGGACAAATTATAATAGAAGAACTTTTGAAATCAATTCTCGGAATAAAAGAAAAGGATGAAAAAAATGAAGAAACAAAAAAATGAATTGTATTTATACCTCGGCAAAAGAGATAAAACAGGTGTAAGAATTTTGGCAAAAATGAACGGAGATTCGCAAAATGCAGTTAGATTAGACAATATATCAAATTTATATTTGCCAATTGGATGGGAAATTCAAATAAATCAAATAATCCATGATTCGAGAATGATGTGGGAACCCTGGTTAGAATCAGCTTCATCTTTTGAAGATCTGGCTTCCAAACTTAAAAAAAGAGGCTATAAAAACTTACCAATAAATGGATCTACAGAATTAAGGGATTCGACAGTGTCAAATCCCTTAATAAACACATCTCATTTACCAAATAAAACAAGCATGTTAAGAAAAAAGTTTTAGTCTCGCTGCACGTACATCCGATGTATAAAAAAGTTGCCTTTTTCGTTTTCTACTAAAAAGTGATGTCCATTTACTTCTGTAATTGTACCACCGTTTTTTTTAAATTCTTTTGCAACTTCTTCAAGATCGCCTTCTTGTACGTCCATTCTTGAAATAAGTTTTTTATATGGAATTTTAGGTTCCACTTGAATACCAACCATATTCGGCTTGGCTTTAGCGTCATGCTGATGTTCCATCCATTTTTTGAAATCATTCAAATCAAATGGTCCAAATGGATCACCAAATTTGTCAATCCTTTTGTTCATTGTTTCCAACCCCGAAAAACGATAAGATATTTTCTGCTTCTATGTGAGAAGCATTTGTATAGTTTGGTCCATGAGAACAATCTGCAACTGAAACTTCATTGTATTTTTGATGCGTTAACCAGTACAAATTGCCATCAATAAGACCGTGCGCAACTTCGTGTTGAGGGTACGTCCACAACCCATTTTCTAACTTTTTCGATCCAGGTCTTTCTGTCTCAAAAGAATCATCGCAACAAAGCAATAATAATTTCTCAACCCCAAATCTATAAGCCAGTCCAATCGCTGCACAAATTGGATTTCTGTAATCATCAACTTGCCATCTTGCTTCTTTCATTCCTGTTGTTGTATAACTCAATTCATTCACCGGATAATATCGCATTTTTCTTCCAAGATAATTATCTAAAAATTGACAATTTGTTCTTGGACTAGCTATACAAGTTGGTAAAATACGTCCTTTCTTTGGCAAATATCTCATGCACTCATCATAAGGATTATTTACAACATAGTAGTTAATGTTTCTACTTGCAATTTCCCATTTCAATAAAGCACCATTTAAGCCGATTATGGTTATATTTTTAGGTAATTGCGACAATATGTGATGATTTTTTTTAAAATCAAACCCGTCAGAAACAATTACGACATTAGGATGAAACAATTGCTCTGAATCTATCCATTGATATTTTTTAAAATTGTTTTGAACTTCATTAGTCAAAAACAAAAAATGATCACTGCTTTTTATCGTTTCGTTCAAATCAACAAATGGTACATTGTTTAAACAAAAATTACGCACCCACATATTGTGAGGCGTAACAATGTATTGGTTATTGTTTGGATGTTTTTTAATTCTCATTCTTATGTGTGCCATTCATATAAATTGAACTTAAACTTACTTCAAGCAAAGCTGCTATTTCTTTCCAAGTTCTTCCTTCTTCTCGAAGCTTTTTAGCCATAATTTTTTTTTCTTTTGTGTATTGTCCTTTTAAGGGCTTAAATTGTTGAGGCAATCCATGTTTATACAAAGTTCCTCTGTCAACACCGATTTCATGGGCAATTTGCTCCCAAGTTTTATTTTCCATTCTTAATTTTTTGGCTTGTTCAATTTTTTCTGGGGATAATGTTCTGTAAGATTCTCTATTTCTCGAACTACCGGCATATTTTCCATCATACCAACCAAATTCTTTAATAATTCTATACAAATGAGTGTGACAAATATTTAGCTTTTCTTCTATATCATGCCATGTAGACCCAGACTCTCTCATTTCTTTTATGTTGTCTAAAAATTCTGGTGTTATTTTGAATTCATTTCCTTTGCCTTCATTTACATACAAACCATATTCTTCAAGAATATTATAAATGGTTACTCTGGAAATTTTTAATTTTTTTGCAATTTTGGCTTTTTCCATACCTTCGGAAAAAAGTTTTACAACATTTTGTCTATTTTTTAATTCTCCAGCAATTACTCTGCCGTTCTTGATAAGTTCACTTGAACTTATCAATTTAGAATCATGAACTAAAGAATGACATTTGTTGCATAAAGGAATTGTTTTAGTTCCACCTTTTGATCTTGGAATTACATGATGATTAATATCAGCAGGTTCTTCACATTCAAAACATTTTACATTATTCATGATTTTTCTCACAAAAAAGAGTTCATGATATATTATAGTGTGTGGCAATAGTTTTTAAAAATTTATTTCGTCCCACAGGGGACTATTGCAACGCAATTTCCGCTATCTGGATCTCCTGTTAACCTGCTAATGTCAAGATTGATCTTAACATCAATAGGAGCGCCTTTATAAACTAGTTCTATTTCTGGATTATCTGGCATAACAAGTTTAATTTCGGATGGCGCACCAATCAATTCAATTGAAGATGGAATTCCAACAACTTGAATCTGTGTCGGAATTCCAGTTGCGTCAATGCTAATAGTTGGCATCTTATCAGGTAATTCTAATTTAATTGAAGAAGGAATTCCACTTGCATCTATTTTTATAGATTCCGGCAAATTCATAGCGACAAGTTCAATTACTGATGGCAGACCGTCAGATACTATCCTTATTTCAGATGGTATTGGCTTGTCTGGACCTATAATTTTTATGTTTGGAATATTAGGACTTTCAATCTGTATAATAGCTGGAATGTCATGTATTACCCTAATATCAGGTATTTCTGGCATTATAACCATAATTTCTTTTGGTATGCCTAAATCAGCCATGTGAACCGTAACAGGATCTATTTCCATTCCATCGTTTAAAAATGAAGAATTTCCAATAAATGAAGCAGGACTTGGACTACTAGATGGGCAAGTAATTGTAACTGTACAAGAGCATG